CTTTGGTCTGCGTGTTGGCGTGGCCAAAACCAAGGGCAAGTTTCGTGTCGTCACGATGCAATCGGATAGAGTGAAGAATGGTCTCCGTCATGTTCACGACGCGCTTTACGACTTTCTCTCCAGGAGGAAGTGGTTAGTGCGTGGTGACTTGACGAAGCAGCACCTGCGCCCGGTGCTGGACGATTTGCGTGACGGTGAGGAATTTATTAGCGGCGACTACGAGGCCGCTACCAACAATATCTTCCTTCCAGCCGTCAGTGTTATCGTTTCCGTCCTTGCAGAGTCTCGTCACCTCACGGGGGAGGAACGCGAGTTCTTGTTAGGGTCGTTTGATCCCGACGGTCTTCATTGGGTCTCTCGGCGCGGTAGGTGTCACCCTATCCGTAGAGGCTCCATGATGGGCAATCTGATGTCTTTTCCTGTCCTTTGTTTGCTCAACAAGGCGTGTTTTGACATCTCTTGCTCTATCCGTCGGGGGAGGGAACGTAAGAGGAGCGGTTATCGGAAGTGCGTTATCAACGGGGATGACGTCGCCTTCTGTGGGGACAAACAGTTTTTCCGTGACTGGGAGTCCGTTACCTCTTACTTCGGATTGGTCGTGAATAGAGAGAAGACGGGCGTTAGCTTGGAGTTCGTTGAGCTGAACTCTAGGAGTTACTCGACGCGGAAACGTCGACTACTCCGAAAGCCTGTCCTCTCTTGTTTTCTCGATCAACAACAACCAGCTTGCGTCCTTTCGAGTATTTTATCCCAGTTGGGGACGCTGTCTTCTGAGGGCCTGTGGCGCGTTATCGTGTCTCAACGCCATCGTATTGTGAAATACGGTGTGTGCCTCAGCAGCGTCCCCTCCCGTTGGGTTCGGTACTTGTTGAAGCGTAGGTGGTTTCGCAGCGTAGTCCTCTCCCCTCCGATCACCTCTGTGGTCGGGGTGGTCCGTGCCTGGCCTGTCGTCTCTAGGGACGTGGGGCCGGCGGAGTCTTGGAGGGGCGTCTACGACTCTGCGTGCGAGAGACTACTTACCTTAGGAGTCCAGATGGCCACTGGACTGAAGGTCTCTCCTCCTCTTATCACTGCCTCTAAGGTGTCGGTCACGGAGACTCGACGTCGCATTTCGGTGCGTCGTCGCTGGTCTTGGCGATGGCCTCTGCCCCTTTGGAGGTGGTGGGTTGCCCATGATCTCCCTCTCGATTCGCTGTCGAGCCTGTGGGAGGTTGACCACGCAGATTTGACGGTCTGCGTGGAGGCTTACGAGGATCCTATCTACGCTTCAGTGCCCCCGCCTTTTAGCCTTTTGGTCGGCTCTGTCCGCCCCGATGGGGTAGACTCGGTCTGATTGCTGTGGCTATCCGGGAGGGTGGGTGGTGGTCCGATTACCGGGTGATGATGGTAATCGAGGGAGGTTCTACAGAGGGGACG